TGTTTTTTGGTTTGTAGATTTTATATCTACTCACCATTGCCTAAGAATATCTAAAACAAAGTCCATAGATATAACCCACAGAGATTTCCGATAAATAATATATCCGGAGATAATACATGTTAAGTTTACACGAATTAAAAGAAGAAATGTTTAGAAACCTAAGATTCAGATTAGGTGAAGGTATAGTTGATGTAGAACTAGACCCTGAACATTTTGAAACAGCCTATAAGTATGCCATTCAGGTATATAGACAAAGGGCTCAAAATGCCACATGTGAATCATATACATTGATGTCCGTAACGGAACATGTTGATACATATACCCTACCTAAAGAATTCATTAATGTCCGACAAGTATTCCGTAGAACAGTTGGCTTAGAAACAGGTCCATCTAGTACTAGCTTTGATCCGTTCTCCTCAGCCATCTTAAACACATATTTGCTTAATTATAATCATGCAGGTGGTATGGCAACATACGATATGTATGCAGGATACATTGAATTAGCAGCACGTATGTTCGGTGGTTACATCATCTACACTTTCAACCCGGTCACAAAACAGATTCGATTAGTTAGAGATTTTAAGGGAACTGGTGAGAAGATCCTTATTTGGGCGGACATCCAACGTCCTGAATCAGAGTTATTACAAGACCCGGGAGCAGGTGTATGGATTCAAGACTGGACACTCAGCGTCTTAAAAGCTACATTAGGTGAAGCACGTGAAAAGTTCGGTTCAATCGCAGGTCCGGGTGGTGGAACATCATTAAACGGTGCAACACTAAAGAATGAATCTAAAGAAATGCAAGCTACACTATTAGAAGACTTAAAGCGTTATGTAGATTATTCACAACCATTAACTTGGGTTCAAGGCTAATGAGAGCGAATGAATTCCTAGCAGAATTATTTCAGCCCGGTAAGAAAAATTGGGAGTGGGATTTTCGCGGGTCGGAAGAAGCAGTCGCTAATTTCACTGTGGGTAACATCACTTATAGATTTCTTGCATACTCGGAAGATATGACTGGTCAAGGGGCTTGGGAAGTAGAGTTTAAGAACGCAGACCGTAAAGCACCTCGTTCTACAAAGTTTGGATTGACTGGCACAGGTAATAGTGCAGAAGTAATGTCTATTGTTGCTGATATCATGCGAGAGTTCTTGCAACAGTATCAAGGTAAAGTAACTTCGTTGATTTTCTCAGCAGACGAAGAATCACGCCAATCACTATATGCTAGAATGGCAAAACGTTTGCTACCTGATTGGAAACTAACTCAGTACGACAAACAGTTTGTTCTATCCGCACCTGTCTAAGTATGGGAAGATGAAAATTAACGGGTAGACTTTAGTACATATAAGTAATTATATGATTCTAGGCGTAACAGGATTGATAGGCTCCGGTAAAGACACTATCGCTGATTATTTGGTTACAACTCACGGATTCAAACGAGTTTCGTTTGCCGCGAGTTTGAAAGATGCAGTCGCAACAGTCTTCGGTTGGGACAGAGAAATGCTAGAAGGAACGACTAAAGCTAGCCGATTATGGCGAGAAGAAGTCGATGAATGGTGGAGTGAGCGTTTAGCTATGCCACAATTAACCCCAAGGTGGGTATTACAATATTGGGGCACGGATGTTCTTCGAAACCATTTCCATACTGATATATGGGTTGCATCGGTTGAAAACAAACTTAGACAGACTACGGACAACGTTGTTATTACTGACTGTCGTTTCTCGAACGAAGTAAACGCAATCAAAAGTGCCGGCGGCACAACATGTAGAGTTATCAGGGGTGAGAATCCTATTTGGTATCAGTCGGCAGTTGATTATAACAGGGGTCCAAATGGTAATGCGGGCTGGGCTGTTGGTAAGCGAGTACTGGATACTAACAATGTTCATGCTAGTGAATATAGCTCGGTTGGATTAAAGTATGACCATTATCTACAGAATGACGGTACTATCATTGATTTGCACGACCAAATCAATCAACTTCTAAATCTCCACGACGCCAGTTAACTTCTTTCTTCTTAACTACCTCAACACAGTTAAGACAGATAGAACGTAAGTTAGTTAGTTCAGTATTTTCTAATTTCCCGTCAATGTGAAATACGGTAATCTGACTAGCTAACAAACTCTTAAAGCCACATAAATCACATGTGGCTTTTTTCTTGTACCCACTCTTTTGCCATGATGGTTTGAATGGCTTTTTCTTTAACTTCTTCCTGCCACAATCATCACATATTCTTCTATAGTATGTCTTGCCGTTACGGTTATAGTTAACGGCACACACGTTCTTGTTACACTCTTTGCAAATAGGTCTCATATTGTATTTAGAACCTTTAAAGGTGCGCTAATCGGGTGTTTTTATAAATTTTCGCTAAATATTAATACGACTAGGGCGTTAACCCTCACAATCATAACATAAAGGAAAACAACATGGCATTAGTTTCACCAGGCGTACAAGTAAACATTATTGATGAAAGTCAATATTTACCATCAGCCTCAAACTCAGTTCCGCTAATTTTGGTAGCGACTGCACAAAACAAAGCAAATGCAGCTGGCACAGGCGTTGCGACAGCAACCACAGCAGCAAATGCAAACAAATTACAGTTATTGACAAGTCAACGTGACTTGACAACATTGTTCGGCAACCCATTCTTCTACAAAACATCCAATGGTACACCAATTCACGGTTACGAATTGAACGAATATGGCTTACAAGCTGCTTATTCAGTATTAGGTGTAACGAACCGTGCGTATGTATTACGTGCTGATATTGACCTAGCTGAATTGGTAGGCACATTGTCTCGCCCAGTGGGAGCACCTGCTGACGGAACATATTGGTTAGACACAACTTCATCTACATGGGGTATCTACGAGTTCAACGCAACGACAGGTAAGTTTGCAAACAAGACACCTATCGTAATCACAGAATCTTCACAAATTTTAAACAACTATCCAAAAGAAAGCGTTGGATCAGTTGGTTCTTATGCTGTGATTCCTACTAACGTAACTAGTGGTAGATTAAGCAGAGGTACTTATTTCTATAAGAGTCTCGCTAATACTTGGGTAGTGTTAGGTTCATCTGAGTGGAAAGCTGAAGTTCCAACTGCAACGTTGCAACTACAGAACATTGCTCCTGGACAATTTACAATCTCAGTTGACGGTTCTAGATTCCATGTTATCACTGTAAATCCAGGCGACAACTCAACTGATATTGCTAATGCGATTAATTCAACAGGTGACGGCTATATTAAAGCAGTTGATAGAACTACTCACGTTCACTTAATGTTGACACAGCCAGGTGAAGGTCATTACTTGACATTTACTGACGGTACAGGAACACCTTTAGCTAATCTAGGTGGTGTTACACCAGGTAAACAATACTTTGCTCCTGAAGTCAAATCAGGTACATCTGCACAGATGCCTAACTGGACATCAAGTCAAACAACACCTCATCCAACTGGTTCAGTATGGTTGAAGACAAGCGTTGCAGGACAAGGTCTTAATGTTGTATTGTCAAAGTATTCTCAGACTACTGCAAGCTACAACGGAGTTCCAGTAACAATTTTCTCTAGTTTGCTACACGCAGACGCAGGATTAGACAGTACTGGTGGTAAGTCTATTGATAAAGATACTATTGTTGGCGTTTCTACTGATCCTATGGCATCAGGCAACTCAGCATTAACATGGTACTATAGAAAAAATACAGGACCAACAGTTGTTTATGGAACAAACACATCAGTAAGTTTTAGTTCTACTAAACGAGTCAATGTTTGGGTATCTGTACCTGGATCATCGACTATTACACCAATGCATAACATTGACTGTACAGGTACTGCGGAAGAGTTTGTAACAGCTTGGTCTGCTTCAAACATTCCTAACACAACTGCTACTATCGGTACATCAGGTGAAATCATCTTGACACACACTTTGGGTGGAATTATCTTATTGTCTGATACTGTTTCTGGTACTAGCAATGGTGCATTAGACGAATTAGGTTTCATCAACGGTGTAAATGGTATCTACGGTGGTGTTCGTTCTTACACTGCAACTATCGATGAAACTAAGTACACAACAAATTCAGGTGAATTAGCATCGTTCGTTGTTACTAACAACCTTAATGGTTACTATGAAGTAACAATGACTAACGGCGGCGGAGCGTTTGCTGAAGGTGATACTATTGTTATTTCCGGTGAAGACTTAGGTGGCATTGACGGTACTAACGATTTAACGTTGACGGTTCAAAACGTTGGCGTAAACGGCGTAATCTCTGATTTCTTGATTACATCTGGCGTAGCAAATGTTCAATACATTACTGCTTTGTCTAACTGGGACGAATTAGAGTATGTTGCTAATGAGGGAGCTCCATCAGCATTGCCTGCAAACGGCACTGATTGGTTCTACTCGACTGCTACTCAAGTTGACATTATGGTTAACGAAGGCGGTTCTTGGAAAGGTTATTCTAATGTAGGTTATGATGATGAAGGTCATCCAGCATCATTAGTAACAAACACAACAGACGCATTAGGTGTAATCGTTAGTGCAACAGCCCCAGCACAACAAACAACTGGTGACGATTTGGTTCCGGGTGATTTGTGGTTGAACACAAGTGATTTAGAGAACTATCCTGCTCTTTCACGTTGGGAAATTGTTGATGATACAGCTCAGTGGGTCGCAATCGACAACACAGACCAAACATCGTCAAAGGGTATTGTTTTCGCAGACGCACGTTGGGGTAATGCAGGTGATATTGATCCAGTAAATGATCCTATCCCAACTATCTCTTCCTTACTAGCAAGTGACTATCTAGATTTAGATGCTCCTGACGCAGCTTTGTATCCACAAGGTATGTTGTTGTTCAACACACGCCGTTCAGGATACAACGTAAAACGTTTCACAACTAACTATTTCACACAAGCTAGATTCCCAGGTGAGACATTGCCAGCTAAATCATACACTTGGGTATCTTCAAGTGGATTGAAGTCTGATGGTTCAGCTTATATGGGTCGTAAGGCTCAACGTAACATGGTTGTTCAAGCAATGAAAGCTGCTATTGGTACAAACATGAGCATCCGTGAAGAAGACACATTCTTTAACTTGATGGCAGCTCCTGGTTATCCAGAACTACAACCTGATATGGTTGGTCTAAACAATGAGCGTAACAACACTGCTTACATCATTGGTGACACACCATTGCGTTTGAATGACCAGGCTACAGACTTGACAAATTGGGCAACTAATAAAGCAGGTGCAACAAGTTCAGGTGAAGACGGTTGGGTAACACGTGATACATATCTAGGTGTGTTCTATCCAAGTGGTATCACTACTGATGTTACAGGCGCAGCAGCAGTTGTTCCAGCATCACATATGATGTTGCGCACAATGATTCGTAACGATACAGTTGCTTATCCTTGGTTAGCTCCAGCTGGTACACGCCGTGGTACAATCGACAATGCTACAAACATTGGATACATTGACGCAGAAACTGGTGAATTCCAAACAGTTAAGAATAGAATGGGCATTCGTGACGTATTGTATACTAATCAAATCAACCCATTAGCATACTTCACTGGTGTTGGTTTGTTGAACTACGGTAACAAGAACTCGTTTGACAGCCAATCAGCATTGGATCGTATCAACGTAGCTCGTCTAGTTGCGTACATTCGTGAACGTCTACAAGTTGCAGCACGTCCGTTCGTATTCGAACCAAATGATGCATTAACACGTGGTCAGTTGACTTCAGTTGTTCAGTCATTGTTTGTTGACTTAGTTGCTAAACGTGGTCTATATGACTACTTGGTAGTATGTGATGAAAGTAATAACACTCCTGCTCGTATCGATAGAAACGAACTTTGGATTGACATTGCGATTGAACCAGTTAAGGCTGCGGAATTCATCTACATCCCTGTTCGTGTAATGAACACAGGTGAGATTGCAAGTCTCAAGTAAAATGAAAGCCCCCTTTTGGGGGCTTTCTCAGTAAGATAAATATATACATAGGAGAAAGAAATATGGCAACAGCCTCACAATCACTGTTCAACATGACCGTAGCAGCGGATGCTTCATCCAATAGCCAAGGCTTGTTGATGCCTAAATTACAATATCGTTTCAGAGCAATGTTCTTAAACTTTGGCGTAGGTGGTTCAACTCAAGAATTGACTAAACAAGTCATGGACATTACTCGTCCGCAATTATCGTTTGACGAAGTTGCGTTAGATGTCTATAACAGCAAAGTATACTTAGCTGGTAAGCATTCTTGGTCAGAAACGACAATCAACTTACGTGACGATGCACAAGGCAACGTAACTAAGTTAGTTGGTCAACAATTACAAAAGCAAATGGACTTTGTTGAGCAGGCTTCTGCTGCAACAGGTCAAGACTATAAGTTCCAAATCAATTACGAAATTCTTGATGGTGGTAACGGCGTATTGACTCCAACAGTTCTAGAAACTTGGGAATTGTATGGCTGCTTCATTAAAACTGTAAACTATAACAATATGGATTACAAGGCAAGCGAAGCAGCAACAATCCAATTACAAGTTCGCTTTGATAACGCAGTACAGTCTCCATTGTCTTCTGGCTTGGGTACTTCTGTTGGTCGTGCATTCGGCGGCGCATCAGTAACTGGTATCGGTTAATAACTAATGGCTGGATTTGTACAAAATCTATTGAAGGACGCCTCATCCGCGTTCTTCGGTAATGATTACTTGCGTGATTTTCAACACGCAAGTAAAACCTTTAGACCTGACAATTATACAAACGCACCTAAATTCAAGTTCTTATTTCACGTTTATTTTGACATAAACACTGACATAGGGGCTAATTTCCTAACATGGGATAATAAAAAGAATTTAGGTTTAGCAGTTAAAACGATTCAACTTCCGAAGTACACTTTTGACCTTCATACAATGAATCAGTATAATCGCAAGAGAATTGTACAGACTAAAATCAAATACGATCCAGTAAACATCACCCTCCATGATGATAACGGAGGGATGATACGAAAGTTATGGCAATCATATTTTTCGTATTATTACAAAGATATAAATCAAACAGGTGACATTCAACCTACTAACAAGACAGGTGCGAATGCAAAGAATGATATAAATGGTAGAACACAGTATGATTCATCAATCGCAGGCAATGACGATTGGGGATTCATTGGTGAATCTACATCATCTAAAAACATCAACAAAAAGATTCCTTTCTTTAGAGCAATCAACATATACGGTTTTAACCAACACAATTTCATATTGTATCGTTTGATTAATCCAATGATTGAGAGTTTTGCACATGACACATACAGCTATTCTGATAGTGGTGTTATGGAGCATCAGATGACTATTAACTACGAGACGGTAAAGTATTATGAGGGTGCTATTGACGGCAGAAAACCTGATAATATCGTACAGATGTTTGGTAGAGAAGCAGAATACGATAGAACGTTAAGTCCTATTGCTCGTCCTGGTTCTAACGCTTCGATTCTAGGTCAAGGCGGCTTAGTTGACGGCGCAGGTGGTATCATGGAAGATATCGCTAGTGGAAATATCTTTGGTGCAGTTCAAAAAGCTGGTGCAATGAAGAACACCTTCAAAAACCCAGCAAACATATTGAACATTGCTAAATCTGAGGCATTAACTCTTGCTACAAACAGTATTCAAAACGTTCCAAATCGTAATAGTCCATTCCAGTTCCCCACTGATGCTTCTACTATGATTCAAAACGCACCGAAGAATATCGTTAGTGGTGCACAAAATGCAGTCAATACTCTACGTAAATAAATACGTACAGAGGTAACATATGGCAGATATCATTGACGCACCACAATCACAACTAGATAGTTCGGTTAAACTATTTGACAGCTTTTACAATTTTGAAATGAATGTAAGTGCGAACCAATACGACATTGTGTATTCATATTTCTATGAAACAACAAAAAGTAAAAACATAGCACAGAATTTTACTACTATTATTTTTAGACTTTCCAGTATTACAGGTGAAAACGTAATGACAATGCTAGAATATCTGCAAGGCAAGTCTAAGCTAGAAGCAAACGTTACGTTAGCATACTATCTGAATAGTATCAAGAGTAAAACAACTTTATACGGGGTGAGTATTGTGCCTAAACCAAATGAAATGGTCCAGCGCAATATCGTAGTCTAATGGGTAAATGGGCTCACGGTAAGTATGTACCTGTAAATCCTCAGAAATATGTAGGTAACTCGATTCCAACCTATCGCAGTGGTTGGGAACTAACATTCATGCAATTCTGCGACAAAAACAGTCACGTGATTCAGTGGGCAAGCGAACCAATGAAGATTCCGTATAGAAATCCGTTGACTGGTAAGAACACAAACTATATTCCTGACTTCTTAGTAGTCTATCAAAACAAGCATGGACAGCAGATTGCAGAACTAATAGAAATCAAGCCAAAAAAGCAAAGTCTCATTGAAAGCAAAGTTGCAAATGCAAGAGATAGAGCAGTTATTGCTATCAATCATGCAAAGTGGGCGGCTGCAATGTCTTGGTGTAAGCGTTCAGGGATCACATTCAGGGTCATTACAGAAGATGACCTTTTCTACAACGGGAAACGCAAGTAATAAATACTACTATTATCGGATAATAGTATGACAAAAAAACTAAGCGAACTTTTCGAACTTCCCACTAGTGATGACAATCAAAATGAAGATGTCATTGACCATCAACAAGTTCACGAAATTACAGAAGATGCAATGAACACCCTCGACAAAATCGAGAATGCATTACCTCAGGTTAGAGGATTAGAAGCATCTGACACTGAAATGGATGAACTAGCTAAAATGGCTACTGAAAGCTACAAAGACTTAATGGACTTAGGTATGCAAGTAGATAGTCGTTTTGCTAGTGAGATATTCAACAGTGCTAGTTCGTTTTTGGGTCATGCAATCACATCAAAAACCGCTAAGATTAACAAAAAACTAAAGATGTTAGACCTTCAAATGAAGAAGGCAGCAATGGATCATAAAATTGCAACATCAAAAGGACCAGAAGAAATTGAAAACACCCCAATGGGTGAAGGTAGTCTCGTTGATAGGAATGAACTACTGAAACAGATTCTGGCAAACAAAAAAACAGATTAAGATAAATAATATATTAGGAACTATAAACGATGCAAAGCCTTAAACACTATTTAATGGAAAGTGCTAGAACATACCGTTACACGATTAAAATCGCGGGCGATATCGATAAAAATTTTATCGAGATGTTCAAATACAACTTACAGAAATTCGATCCGGTAAAAATTGAGGATGCGAAGACAACTCCTGTTCAAAAGAGTCCATATGACTTCCCTGAACTAGAGAATGAAACAGTTACTATCATCAAAGCAGAATTCAAATACCCTGCAACTGAGCCAATGATTCAACAAGTTGCTCAGATGTTAGGTCATCAAGTCAGCAAAGTCCGTGTATTGACTACTGATTTCACAGATTCAATCAATAGTGAAGAAGATAAGTTTGCAAATGCTGACAAGTCAGAAGCATTACTATTGAAAACTGAATTAGAAGATTCAGGTAAAGAAGCAAGCAAAGATTACGCAAATCAATACTTAGATAAAGTTCTTCCTAAAGAACCTAGTATTGATATTCCTTATGCAGCTAAGAAGACTCCAACTGCTACAAATAATAGCAAAGAAGGAATCAACACAAAGGGACCATTCTCTAGTGTACAGCGCCCAGAGCGCCCAGCAACAGGAGCTCGTAAGTAAAATGGTTGACTTTACCGCCAAACAACTATCTTGGATTGTAATTAGTGCATGTGGTATTGGTGGCGGTGGCTACCTTACTATGGACTCAAAGATTAAAGAAGTTGACAATAAACTAACAATCAATAGTGTACGTCAAGAAGCGATGAACGATAAGATTGCTGAAATTGCAAAGCAACTTGGTAGAATCGAAGATAAATTAGATAAAAGAGGATCACGATAATGGATTTTAGAAGCCTATTACAATCAATGACTTCATTAAGTGAAGCAGAAACAAAAGTCACAAAAACTGGCAAAGTCCACAAAGGTGATTATGGTACATCATACGACGGCGATGACGAAAAGAAGCCAGCAGCATCTACAGAGAAGCGTGGACGTGGTCGCCCAAAGAAAGGCGCAGATGATTCAGGTGAAGTTAAATCATATGATACGAAGTCTCTTGGCTCTGTATTTGGCGGCGGTCAAAAGCCAAAGAAAGACGTTGGCACAGTATCCAAGAAACATTCTTTAAAAGAATATATCGAAGAAGCTGAACAAGTTCAAATCAAGCCAGCACAACAAAACACTCAAGTCATCCAACAAGGTGATAAGACATTAGGTACAGTTTCGAACCCACAACTTGCTAATCAAATCAAGCAAGCTATTGGTCAAGGTCAACTTAGTATCGGTGGTATTGAAGATGGTGACATGACTGAAGAAGTTGACACCGGTGAATACGATGCACGTAAATCTACTCCTCACGGCGAACAAAGCCATGATTGGGATCAAAACTTCCGTGACAAGTTGAAGCAGTTCACTAAAGAATTAGCACAACACGTAGCACAAACAGAACAAAATATGTCTGAAGGTAAGAAGCCGGACTTCTTAGATGTTGACAAAGACAAAAACAAGAAAGAATCTTTCAAGAAAGCTGTTGCCGACAAAGAAGCTAGAAAGAAAGTTGCTGAGAGCATTAGTTTCAATGAAATGAATGCAGAAAGTCAAGAAACAGCACAAGAAATGTTAGCCGAGTTACAGGATGATATTGAAACATTCGTAAATACAGGTCATTGCAGTGATAAACTAGAAGCATTCTTGAAAGTTCACGGACATGCTAAAAAGAAAATTACTGATGAAAGCGCAGCACAAGACTTCGCAATTCAAGGTGTTAAGCCAACTAGTGACTTTTCTAGAACAGGAACATCAATGGCAGCTCCAAGAGGAACTCCTACAACAGCTAATCGCCCTGTAGCAGAACCTACTCCGTTCGGAACAGATCCAATTCAAGCAACAACTGATAGAGCAATCAACTTTATCTCTGGCTTACGTAAGCCATCAAACCCATTCTCAGAAAGTACAAACATGAAAGATATCCAATTAGAAAGCTGGGAACAGCAATTAAACGGTCTGTTGACAGAAGGTATTACTGTATCGTCTAGTCAAGGTCAACAAGGTCAGCCTAACTCAGTTAGCGTAACTGCAACAGACACTGATGCTGATGCATTGTTATCTGTATTACGTAATGCAGGCATCGGTGGTTTCGGTGGAGAACAAAGTGCTCCTGAAATCGGCTACGGTGTTGCTCAAGGCGGCGAAGAAGAATTTAACGGTACAGGTACAGAACCTCAACCAAGTCCAGGCGTAGTTGGTGATGACGGTGATATGTTGTCTATGCTAAAGAAAATGGCTGGTCTTTCAGCAGGTCCGGTCGGTGGCGACACAGCAGTAGTTGCCGTAGGTGGTGACGAAGAAGGTCAAGACTACGAAGACGAAGAAGGTTCAGATGAACAAGCTCAAACTTTAGAGCCAGCAGGCGAAGAAGAAGGTTCAGACGAACAAG